ACCCTGAGGTGGAGTTGTTCCCATTCGTTGAGCGCCCGTGTTCGGGTCAGTCCAAACAAACAAATCGTCAACGTCATTACTCCAAAACGCAACACTAGAACCCTGCTGGGCTTGGATCGCTTGGGCAGTTTGGAAATCCTCAATCAGAGGAGCAATATGGTAAGCCTCACCGCCAGGCCCAACCGACATATACGAATCAGGGGCACCAAACCCAAGCTCACGATACATAGCGTTAGATAACACCTCGCCAGCAGCACGATCTACTGAGGGAACAGCATTCCCATCTTCATCCAGTTTCGGAACTGGACGTGGCCCCCCTTCATCTACAACCTCGTTGTACCGTTTGACGTAATACCGATTCCCCTTTGCATCGGTAGCGAAACCACCAGGATTAGTACCTGCATCTGGGACGGTACCCCCAGCAGCCTGATTCCACTCAACATCTAGCTCGTCGATACCAGGACGAGAAAACCCAATAGGTAACTGCGCCGTGTTCTTCTGCGTTTCAATCGCATTACGCATCTGACGCAAATACACATAATCCCGAACAGTCAGAACCTGTTCTTTGCCGTTGTTATCCACATACGACAAATTCAACTGAGAACCACGAGCCCCAATCTCGTCACTCAAATCATTCAAACGACCAGCAATTTTCGCCCCCACCTGGTCCTCTATAGCCTCCAAAGCACCCATATCAGGCAAATATGTAGGACTCGGCAAATCACCCGACGCATAGTAAGTACGCAACGCCTGAGCAACCTCAGGATTACTCGTCAAATACTCGACCAACTCCCCAGGCAAACGATCACCAGCCTGCACAGCCTGATCGAACTCACTTGTAATAGTCGCAATAGTTTGCTGCGCCTCCATGACAGCATCAGGGGTAGGAAGAACAATATCTTCCCCCGTTACACTCATATACCGTTGAGCGACGCTTACAGCCTCATCAAGCTCAGTGTTGATCTTGTCCAACATGTAAGCGGCTTTATTCGCAGGGTTATTAGCTTGAACCCCCAAACTCAGAATGTCGATGTCTCGTTCAACACCCATCCACAGGCCAACACCAGAAGCATCTTCCATATCTAAGACTTCTTCTAGGCGACCCATAGCGTCTTGAATCTGCTGCTCATTCATTACGCTTCCATCAGGAAGCGGAATGTCCATTGGGAACTCTTCAGGAACCGATGCGTCATAAGGAGACATCACCCGTTTGAACTCATCAAAGTTTTCGCCGCTACCAAATATGGAACGAAGCCGCTGTTCAATATGAATCTTGCGTGCGGTACCTGAAGCGACAGTCCGATACGCCCACCTAACACGAAGCGGATTAGCTGCCAAAACGTCCATTTTGCGTACTAAATCTTGGCGTTCAGCTTCCAGGCGAACAAGCACTTCACCTTCAGACTCAGGAATCTTTCCTTCAACCTCATCCAACACCCGTTGAATGTCATCTAACTCAGCATTCCCATCAAGAATCTCTCCCTGCAATTTAGATTCCCGAGAAAAGATTTGGGCTTCTTCACGAACAGCGGCATCGACAGCATCTTCAGCAAGATCCGCATTGCGTTGCGACTGATCCAAAGCCTGCTTCGCTAACGCCTTCTCCTCCCCAACAACATGTTGGAACTTGTGTGCCCGCTCAATAACTTTTGCTGTTGCGGCAGAAAAAACTTCCTCAGCTTTGTTCAACTTCTTCGACGCCATCACCGCAGCGACAGAAGGGAACTTCGCATACTCAGCCAACCGCTGAATAATGATGCCGTCCTGAGTCAAGATAGTTTCGGTTGCCACCTCACCGACACGAGGAGCGACCTGATCCACCCAACCCTTAAGAGCCACGTTGATGTCATCAACGAACAGCGAATAGTCGCCACCATTGCGTTCAATAATCGCAGCTATCTGACCCTCAACGGACCCCATAACATCGCCATCAACAGTTGTTCCAGGCTTATACAGTTGCTCACCAAAGAACTGGTCAGTAAGAGTGCCTTCTTTCCTTAAAATGTCAGCAGCTTCTTCTACCGAAATCTCGTCAGTAACCGCTTTAGCTTTTGCCGCTTTCTCAAAGGCTTCACTATCGACATACCCTCGGCGCATCTCAGGGCCTGTAGGCGTGTATCTTTCACCCTTAGGTTTGTGAACCCGTTTGTTGTATCTTCCGCTGCCTTCTAACGCTTCTTCGATTAACTCTCGCTGAGATCTTTTGCCATCTAATGCTGCATCAGTTAATTGACGAGGAACATAGTTTTCTGTCTCGGCAAGAAACTCTCTTCCGCCAGCACGGTTAGCTTCTTCCCGTAATGCTGCAACAACTCTCTCTGCTTCAGGTAATAAATCAGGGTCAATCTGATTCAGTAGTTTCTGTGCCTCAAGATCTCCACCCAAAGCGTGATACACCGTTGTGGCGTCAGCCCCAACAGCATCAATCGTTTTAGCCAAGTCATTAACAAGGCTCATCAACACAGGCTTGATACGCCGACCTATAGAAGTACCCCGAGCGACCGCATGAATCGCACGTTTACCCTGCTGAATCAGTACCGCATCGTTGGTTTCACGCATCACCCGCTTCAAAGCGTTCATGCGTCCACCAACCAAAGCCTTACCAGCCTTAGAAAGCCCAGCACGATTCACAGCCCGACGCACACCACGAGGCAAACTCATCGCAATCTTGCCAATAATCGGAGTCTCAGAAGTCATCACCCGAATACCAACAGGAGCGCTCACACCCTTGCGAGTAACTTTGTTGATCGCCTTCGTAATCGGATTAGCGATCCGAAGAGCCCTACCTATAGGGCCAGTACCAGGAAACTTAAAACCTATCCCGAGTTTCATGTTGGCTGCCTCATCGGCAGACAACAACGCACCCCGATAACCCTTCGAGCCAACAGCACGACCAGCGGTATCTAACTCGCTGCGAGCCATAAACCCAGCCGCACGCCGCAACTCGTCAGGGTCAATAAGACTGGCACCCTTCTGCTGCGCCTTACTCGAAATCCTGTAGAAGTCAGTTATGTCATCAGCAATAGAGTCACCAATTTTGACACTCCCAGCAACAAATTCTCTCGTTGCTTTTAAGGGTCCAAGGACATCCGCCTTTCCCATGACATCTAACTGGTAGCCACCTTTACGACCCCGACGCAACACCGTATTTCCGATACTCATACCCGTCGTACCAGCATTTCTAGCTGCGCCGCTAGCGATAGCGTCACCCACCTGCATAAATATGTCATCACCCACCGTGCGGGCAACATCATCCCCAGCAGTACGAGCAATATGCCCCAACGTCACTTTCTTCAAACTCTCAGCAACAGCTTTACGGGAAAGATTTCGTGCCCCACCAGAAGCCAACTTGGCAGCTAAAGCAGCACCCTTACCAACCAAACCGATATAGGTAAGAGGATCGAATGCAACGTCACCAAGAAACCCTAACGACGCTGCACCAAACTTCTGCCACCCACTATCACGATTCTGCATCAAATCGTAATCATGGAGTAAACGACCAAACGTATAGTTATCGTTGTACTGCTGACGCAAATCACCAAAGTCAAAGCCTTGACCTGTCACCAAGTCAATACTTTCTTTAGCATACGAAGAACCCAAAGCCAAAGGCTTCTGGATCGCATTGAAGAAGCCGCCTACAGGCCCAGAGGCAAGAACTTTCTGCCACGCAGGAGTAGCAGCATCTATATAGCCCTCTTCCACCCAGTTGTAAGTGGAGGGTCCGATTGTGGGTTTATAGATTGCTTGCCGTGCCGCTTCAGGAGTCTCAACTCCCAAAATTTTTGCTATCTCGGAACCAGTTTCAGAAATTACAGGATCGTATAAAGGTTTCTTTTTAGATTTAGTGTCAATCCCAATAAACTCAGCTAATCGGCTTCGATCCGTTGGTGTTGCCATGAAGCCCCATTATCTAGTTAATGCGCTAGCACGCTCTCGTTGAGCCACGTTCCTCGCATCGTTCGCGATATTTCTACTTTGAAGATCCACTGATGCAACATCTCTTGCCAACTCTTCATACAGAGTGTCAATAATCGAAGTCTCTGGCACGGACAAACCTTTAGGACCAAACGCATCTGTAACACGGAGTCCTTCGAGATACTGATCTCGTTTCTTCTGAGCATCTTCTTCGTCGGGATTTAATGTGTCGATACCCAACATCGCATTCACATGAATAAAGAAATTAGGATCAAGTTTCGGGTACTTCTGCTGAAGGTTCTGTATCATTCCCATCGGGAACGCCAATACACCGATACCAGCAAGCTGTTGTGCTTCAAGCCTCTGTTCGCGTAATGCAACACGCTCAGTGGCACTCATCTGTCGCCACAAAGCAACATCAATCTTGTAGTACTTAGCAGCAACATCATCCCCAGCTTCCTCAGCCTCAGCAGCCATCGTCGCCGCCTCTTGCTTCAGCCTTGCAGAGTCAGCTTGAGCAGCGACCTGAAGCTCCGTTGCCTTTGTCCGATATTGTTCACCAGCTTCACGTTCCGAAGTTTGGAGCGCCCGACCCAAAGCAGACTGTTGCCCCGAGAAGGTCCGACTAAGAACAGCTTGTTCAGCGGAGAAGTCACGGCCAAGTAAACCTTGGCCAGCGGTGAAGTCTCGCCCAAGCTGGGCCTGTTCTCCTGAGAAGTCACGACCCAACTGGGATTGTCCAGCCTGGAAATCACGGCCAAGCAGCGCCTCACCAGACTGCCACGCCTGCGTATCCTTCCGAACCAAATCACCAACAAGAGCCTCAATCATCCTCTGATCCCGACCCACATTGAAATTCTCTTGACGCATCGCCTCACCAATAATGCGTTCAGACTCTTCAGCATCCAACCCAGCTAACGCCTCACTCAGATTGCTTTGCAACTGCTGTGTGTAAGCGAACTCTTCATCACCCAAAGCCAACTCGGATTCAGCAGCCAGTTGCGCAGGAGCAGCCAACCGCTCCCTTGCAGTCATATCTCCTATCTGAGCCAAGCGAGCCATCGCATCCTGCGATGACGCAGCTTGCGACCCAGCCTGAGAACCCACAATTTGGGCAATCTTCTCAAACTCGTCAGTGACCTGATCACCAAGACCCTCACGGGCAGCAGTCAAACTAGCTTCCGTACCAGACTGCATTTCCTGGGCACGGGCAGCCACAGCATCCACAAGACCCTGCTGCACACCAGCACGATCAGCATCCAAAATACCAAGCTCTGTTTCCAACGCTGTTTTGATGTCACCGATTTGGCCTGTGCGACGTAACACACTGGCAGCAAGCTGATCCACAGACTGCTGGTTCAAACCTTTCAGATTTGTTTCCCGTTCAGTCATCATGGTGCGAAGCATCTCGGAGAAATCACGAGTAGACATCTCACCAAATAGGGAACGAATAGTGTCGCTTACAGGAGCGGGAGCACCAGGATCGACAGGCGCTACAGGCGCTACAGGCGCTACAGGCGCTACGGGAGTTACAGGTGTTACAGGTGTTACAGGAGTTACAGGAGTTACAGGAGTTACAGATGCAGCGTTAGGATCAGCAAACTCTAACGCACTTAAATCAGGGGCAAACCTTCTAGTAGAAGGATTAGGAACACCGTATTCTGAGGTAGCTAATGCTGCTTCAAACGCACGCTGCGTCGCCGCAGCTTCTTGCGCAGCGATCGCAGCCCGCTGTGCAGGCGTTTGACGCACAAACCCTGGGGACTTAGTTGTAGTAATCGGTGCACCTAAACGTGGACCTTGTTGTGCCCCAAGCAAACCCTCCAAATTAGCGAGGGTGGCGGGCATTCCACGTTGCGCAAATGGCACAGCCGCAGCGTTAGCTGCTCGTGTCGCTTGCGCCGCAGCAATATCCTTACCTTTTTGAGCAATGTTTCGTTCCATCGCCATAACTGAGGGAGAGCGCATAGCATTATTTATGTTTTGCGTAGCGCTTGTGCGAGGGTCGCGAGCTTCCCAAGCCTGGGGGTTTCCCCATTGTTGAGGACTACCCTTCCAATCAGCGATAAGTTCTTTTAGGGTCTTAGGGGCTTTAGGGCCACCCTTTGTGGAAGTTCTGAATGTTGCGGGATTGGAAAGATCTTTACCTGTACCTAATGGGTTATGTCCTGCTTGGTGAACCATTACGCTAAACCTCCCACCGTTTGCGCAACCGCAAACCGACGCAACGCATTAGCAATCTGATCCTCAATCGCCGAACCATACAACTGCTCTTCCAAAAGATTCCGTTGCTGATCCAACTGCCTCCGAGCCTCTTCACCCTGCGCAGCAACACCAAACCGAGCCAACTCAACCTCACCAGCCTGCATCTCCCGTGCACGCCGAAACTGCCCCGAATCAATCATCCCACGACGATTAAACGCACCAGGCAAAGTACGTGCAGCACGCCCAGCCTGCTGCTCAACATTAAACTGATTCATCGCATCCGAACGCCCAATGCGTTCCTTCGCACGCTGAATATCACTCAAACCATAGCCATACTCGCGAGTCTGGGTACCCAAAGAACTGGCACGATCTCCATAACCCGCAAAAGCCATCAGCCAAACACCTGACCAGCCAACACCAACGTGCCAGCATCCACCGTTATCGAAATAGCAGGAGTAGCCCCACCCGTAGAAACGATTGGAGCGGTGCCAGTCACGGACGTAACCGTGCCAGCCAAAGCCGTGATATCCGAAATGAGAGCTTTCTTAACAGCGTTAGAATCATTCGTATCAGAAATAATCACATAATCAGCCGCAACCGCAGTCACCGTAGTCGCTGAGAACGGGCTCAACGTAAGCGCTAAAGCACCACTTGTTCCGCCTCCCTGAAGGGGAGCCGTAGTGGTCACCGCAGAAATATCGCCAGTAGAAACCTGATCGACTCTTTGAGCTATCCGCTTAATACCTGACATGGTTTACGCCTCACCGAAGTAAGTGATATGAATATCCGAATCACTAGAAATACGAATAAATTTGATCGTGGCCATATCCCATTCATAAACATCTACAACCGAATACGGATTCAAATAATGTCCAACAGATGAGGTGGGGGTACCCCAACGCATCCGAACAGGTTCAGCACCATTAGTTATCATCGCAGCCACAGAACCAGCAGGAACAGTTAAACCCACAGCGACAGACGAAACCGTCAAGGCCTGGTCACTTATGCTTCTCCCGTAATCTGCTGCTGCTCTAGAAATTCCCATTTTAACTCCAAAGTCCTAGTCGGACTGCTTCAAGATCGTTTTGTAATCCAGTGATCGTATTCGCATTCACCGTAATCGCATTCGTATTCACCGTAATCGCCGCCGCATTCGTAGCTGCACTAGCAGAAGTAGCGCCTACAGCGACCTCGGCAGATGTGGCAATAGCCATAGCTCCCGAAGCAACCGCACGAATATCGGTATCCGTTTCACCGATAGTTTCAATTTTTTGAGACAGTTTCCTTAATTCGTATTCTAAAGAAACGCTGTTCTGTCCCAGAAATGTGTGGGTGGGGCGATACGTGACAGTCATTAACCCTCGCCTCCCTCTTCAGGCGGTTCGACAACAAGATCCCAACTTCCGCTTTCTTCATTCCAAAAGTAATTGATACCTGTATCTGGTGGCGCTGCGACAGGTGGTTCCCAATGAAGCGTGGTTTCGTTTAACGTCCATGAGGGCCACGGTTGGATTTTTATGAAAGCACCATTCGGAAACTCAGGATGGGTTTCACGAAACGTATACCCAGGTGACGCTGGGGTCGAGAGATGGTCTGGAGTGTGCTCGTGAGAGATTTCCCAACGTCCCGCTAAACCTACAGTTGCGGGAGTGTTGATATCGTCAAACTGTAAAACTCTAATCACTATATTATTTTCATCGAGTTCTGCGTACTGCCGCATCTATGCCGCCGTTCTAAAAATAACTACGCCACTAGCTCCGCTTACACCGCAAGCGGTGTAATAGTTGATTCCGCCAGAACCAGATCCGTGGTAATAACTGCCTGACTCATTAGCGGGCATGGCAGGTGCGTTGGAGTAAGTCGCACCGTCGGTTCCTTGGCCACCTAATTGAACAGAGTCAGCACTATTTCTAGCGCCCCCTTCTCCTTTGTGGTCTGTTCCGACTCCATTACCGCCGCCACCAGCGCAATACGAATTACCGTCTAACCATTCGTAACCGTAACCACCCGCACCGCCACGTTCTCCCGTAGGTGCGGGCATGTTAAAGGGGTTTCTTCCCGACTGGCCTGCACCACCGCCTCCACCAGCCGACCAGCCGTAGCTGGTGCTGCCACCAGTACCGCCACCATACACACGTTCATCCCAATCTGCGTAGTAGTTTGCGCTACTGCTACCGCCGCTGCCATCGGTACCGCCGCCGCCACCAGAACCACCAACGCTGCCGCTGGCTAAATATCCAGCGCCACCATTACCGCCGCCTTTCGCAGTTTTGGTCACCCAGGTACCTGCCCCCGAGGTATGACTTACAGAGGTAGTGTTCGCCGCACCTGCACCGCCTGGGCAAGCAGGCGTCCCTCCAGCACCTATCGTGCAGGTTAATGTCATCGGACCAGCAATAGTTATAGAGCTTGTAGTTGCCAAGAATTGTCCTGCGCCGCCACCGCCGCCACCGTTGCCGTAACCATTACCTCCTGGGGCACCACCACCAACAATAAGGACATCGACATCGCCTGAACCGACAACTTCTAAAGTACCTGTAGATTCAAACTTGTAGTATTTGTAGCCGCCTGTTTCCGTTTCAGTACCACCTGCAAGCGAAAAAGCGCCACCAAACAGTCCACCGTTTAGCCACGTAGAAATAGCGGTGCTCGGCCACGCCTTCGGCGTGTTTGAGCGCCCACGCCAATTAGATATAGCGGTAGATGGATTAGTTCGGTCCTGACGGAAAGACATCTACGTCCCCGATCAGGCAGTTATGCGATTGACATAACCGTTAATCATTATCACGTTTGCCGCTGCGGCAAATGCTTTGACAATTAGGCCGTTCTGCAAGAGGAGTCCTGGGCATACCAGCACCCAACCCGCTTCAGCGGTGATTGTCACTTCGGTCAGATCATCTGGTGTAGCGACCCCGCCGTACTCGATGGTCAGTTTCCTGTCCGTCCCGTCGGTGTTGGACGCATACAACCAGATTTCATCCAAATCGGAAGTACCCGCAACGGCTGTGTGGATGGTCGTTCCCGCCGTTGCGGTGGGGACGACCTTGATGTTCCTGCCATCTGCGGGCGTACCTGACAGCTTGATTTTTGAATATGTTGCCATACCTGTCCCTTAGCTAAAGACTTGATTAGAAATAATGTTATCTGACGTACCATTCACGGAAGCGGGTATATCAGTAATAAGCGCAACTGTCCCAGTTGCGTCAGGCAACGTCAGCACCCGATCCGCAGACGGGTCAGTAACAGCCAACGTAATCTCAAAACTGTTACCTGTAGTGGCACCCGTCAAAAGTATTGGAGTGGCCCCCTCAAAGGTATTGGCTGCCTCGTAAGTGTTCGAAGCCTCGTAGGTGTTTGAGGCCTCGTAAGTGTTTGAGGCCTCGAAGGTGTTTGTTGCCTCAAATGTGACTGAACCCGTGAAAGTACCGCCAGCGAGCGGCATCTTTGTCGCATCCGCAGGCGCAGCCGACCACACCAAACCAGTAGCAGTAGTCGAATCAGCAGTCAAAACATAGGTATTTGCGCCAACAGCCAAACGTATAATGGTATCGGCTGCTGAAGCAGCAATAATGTCACCCTTAGCGTCCACAATGTCTACTTGGACCACACCAGGGGTGGTGTTTACGAACGTTTCTATATCATCGAAGTTTTGGTTCATGTCGGCAGCTACAATGGTTGTGCCTGCCGAGAAATTGGTTAAAGGTCCAAGAGTCGCCATTTAACGAAGTCTCCTTGGCGTATATGTGAACGCCAGCGCATTGATTTCCCAATGGAAATTGTTTGTTGGGCCGCTGACTTTCATACTTACACTCCGTCCTGTCCCAAGTGTAGGCAAGTTTTTGACATCAGCGGTAAGATCACGACCAATAGCATCCCACTTAGCAACATAGGTACCTGATGCATCATCCCATCTAGCTGTATCCCAACGAGAAGCAGACGTTTTACCTGTAACGCTCACACTAAAACTGGCTGTTTGGGTGGATTTGTCGTAGTCCTTAAAAATACTTACAGGCAACGTAATTGTTTCCTCAGCGGAAACAACAGCCCTGGGCCGACCCCAACGTTTCTTGACGATGGGGTCTTTGCCCGTTACCCAACGGGTAATGAAATAAGAAGAAATGTGGGTTTCGGTGCTACCTGTGTATCTGTCGGCGTCACGTTTCTGTTCATCCTCTACATCTACCACTGAGCCCGTGTTTGCTACGCAGCCAGCAAAAACTGTAGGCGTAGAATTTGGGGGACGATACGAGAACAGTGGACCAGCGTCTATGTCAGTGGTAGCCCAAGCTCCACCCTCACCGAGGGTGGGGTCATAAATCAGTGTGCGTCGAGTCGTAGTCGCATCTTCAGTCCAGTCAATGGACACAAAAAGTTTGTTGTTTCCCCATGCAAGCTGAGGTGGACTAGCGAAAGTTATGCGCTGGTCATCTACGGCTGGTCGTAGTTTGCTGAACAGCCACGTAAAGTTTTGGCCGTCATACACAAAGATGCCGTCTTGTGCGTGCCAAAAGAATGTTCCAAATGGGGTGTTCACGGGGGAGGATAATTCCACTGACCCCATGTCATTCGTTAATGTGACGACTTGAAACGAGTCGGAATCGAAACCGAAGATCGCATACACGCTGTTGGACTTGAAGATCAGGATGCGGTCACCATCTGGTACGAGAGCGGTGATTGCATCACCGTGTTCTCCCAGGTCGATGTCTACATAGTCTGCTGCGGCCCAGGTTTCTGGGTCGTTGACTGCTGACCATCTAACTCGGGACTGGTATCCCGTTGCCGATTCGTAGGTGTTTGCCACCCACGCAAAGTTGTTCCAGAAAGCCACATATTGGGCTTGTGGCATATTGCCGCTTGCCCCAAACGTGGCTCCGAGATCCGCAGCCGTTGTCCCATTCCAACGGAATGACGGCTGGTCATAACTAACGCCGTAAGCCACATTGTTCATTGTGATCCCGTAGACACGGGATCCGTCCGTCCTTGCTGTGATTCCTGCGAGATCTGTAAAGTCACCCACCGCAGAGCGAGCAACTTTGGTTCCATAGTTCACCATTAACTGGTTAGTCCCAGAATCGGTATGGAATCCCCACATGCCTTTAACGTCGTCACTCAGGGCCGTGTTATTTCGACGGTCAACACCGTCACGCATACGGATACCACCACGAGGGTCAACGGTGACGTTGAGCATGTCGGGGGATTCGTTGTCTGCGAGGTTGAACTGGTCACTCCGCAGGTTCAGTCCACCTGAGAATGATTCCAATACTTCAAGAGAGAAACCTGCACGAGCCATCAGGGGTTACCAGATCACTCCGCCAGAGTTGGCGTACCTCAACCTTCCAAGCCCAGAAGCCCAAAGGGAAGAGCGCCGACTGTTCGCAATCATTGGTTGCGGAGCAGGAGTATCAGCGTAGCGGCGGGCAAGGTTGTCAAGTTGTGACTGGAACAACGCCATATATTGGTTGCCCATCGTGGGATCTTCCTGCTGGAAGTACGCAGCAGAAATAGCGTAAGTGGCAAGAACCGCATGGAACGGGTCAGGTAGATCAGGTTCAGATCCACTTCCAGTTCCTAAACCGAACGCCGTTGGATTCCGAACCGCACGAACATACAGTGTGTCTATCCCATCAGGGACGGGATACAAACGCACCGTGTCGTTCCAAAAACTCCATTCCCACGGGCTACCTGACGGTAACGAATTAAGTGGGTAATCAAAGTCTGCGCTATCGCTTCCAATGTATTGCAATACGTGGTCATTGTTACGGATAGCGAGCATGTCACGCAATCCTTGCGTGACCGTATCGGGGGAAGCGGCAATGGTTGCCAGGGTGTAGTCCTTGGTACTTGCCGCAGTATTAAATGTTGTGCGCACCTCATAGAAAGGCCAACGCTTTTCGCTATACACAATCAGATCAAAGCCTTGACCAATCATTGTGTCCAACGTTGTGTCATCAATATCAGTTGAATCAATATCCACAACGCTTCGTACTTGTGTACGCATTTGCGTAAGCGTTAAAGCCATCAGCTAGCCGCCATTTGTCTGGTGTGGCCGATGCAAAGAGCCGACCCGCTAACAGGGTGCGCTTTACACGAATTGCCCGCACGGGTCGTCGCAGAGCAGGATGCAACGGGAACAGCTTCTGGTTCATTGAACTCGGTAACGCCAGCCACAGGCCGAGCGCCCTTCGCTTGTCCAGGAGCATAATGTCCTGGTCGGGTACCGCTAGACCCTGCTGGTCTTGCGTCCCGACTATAAACCAAAGCTATTTCCCGTTGCATTCTTACCCCACTAATCTCAGTCGGTTAGGCCGTATAGCATGCCTTGGCGTGCCCGATTTGAGGTTGTTAGCTGGCCGTAGCACAAGATCTGTGCATAGCGAGCATCTTGGTTCGTAGGCCGCACAAATGGTGTCGCCTGGAACCATGTTTCGGTGTGAGCAACAAGCCTGAGGTATTTGGTGTTCAAGAAGAACATCTTTCCATCCAGGTTTGCATCACTGTCATAGGTGCAGGGCGCTCCCTTAAACAAAAGGTTTTGGAAGCCTGCGTCTGCTACCTCTGCGCTTGTGTAACGAAGCGCTGGCTGAAGCAAAGACTCATACTTTTCGTATTCGTCTTGGTCGCTGATGATAATGGTCGGTTGGTCATTACCAACTGAAACATTGTTATACATCGTTGACATGCCTACAAGCGTGAGTGCACCAGCAACATTGGTGAGAGATGATCTCCACCAGTCGTTGTCTGCGTCGCTTGCGTCAATACCACCAACAGTTCCACTGTCGTCGATGAGGTTGCTCATGCCGTTCATGTCTTTACTACTGTTACCAGTTCCATTGGCCCAGAACATCGTGTTGAAGTTCTGGATAATGGTTTGTTCGGCTTGCATGATCTTGCCTTCGAGAAGGTCAATGATCGCTGCTTCGCCGTTATTTTTTGCTTCCTCAATACCAGTGATGGTTACAGATGCCGCATACTGTTTCCAGTCGTACTCAGCGGCAGTAATGCCAGTCTGAGCCGTAATGGCAATAGTGTCGTCACCAGCGTATGAGCCAGCAGTTGAGTTCGTACCGTAGATAATCGGGACAACGATTTTTGCTCCGCCATTGATGCGCCGAATGGTTTGACCATTGGTTAGCGCATAAAACAGAGGACGAGCCGTAAATACGTTGTCAGCGAGCTTCGGTACATAGTTTCTGAGCGTAGTGCTCAAAATTTGATCAAAGTCTGCGTTTCCAGCAGCCATTTGAAGCTCCTAACTTGTTAAGCGTTTAATTCGGATTTAGCAAGATCAAATGCGTCACGAATAGAAGTCACCGCAGTATTAAATTCCCGACTGACTGAACCCTCTGCGCTACCCGAGCCCGCTTCAACAATCGAAGCGGCACGTTTCTCATCCACAATCTCAGAGTTCTTTGCTTTCTCCGCCAAATCCCCGTAGGTCATGTGAGCGTAAGCAGCATCAAGATTTCCGATGTTGTGTTTCAAAGCGTGCGAGTACAACGCATTTTCGTCAATATCTGCCTGGTATTTATCCCGAAGAGAACCCATTTCCTTCTGCAAATTTTGCTGTCTGTTTAAGCGACCTTGTTCTTCAATGGCCGATTCAAGTCGTCTAAGTCTGGTTTCTTCTGGGTCCAGTTCTTCCGTCTCCTCATTGGGAGTGGATACTTGGTTGCCCATTCTGACCCCAAACGCATCAGCTAATGCTGATACGGCACTTGCGGGGTCAGACTCCAGCGCTTGGACGATTGCCTCACCTTGAGCCAATCTTTCGCGTTCAGTTGCCAACTCTTGCGTCTTACGGGTGTAATCCGCTTGGCGTTGGTAGCCATTTATAAGCTCCGCTTCTGGTACTTCCATTTGTTCACCGTCAACAGTGACAGTGTAAGTGGAGCCAGTTGCTTCGCTAGAAACGTCTGGGTTGCTGGTATCCAGTCCCAACGCTGTTTCTTCATCCATCAGGAATCCTTTCGGGTGTTCCTATATGACACATCGGAGTGTCCCATTACCGCATGTTGGGCAACTCTACACCCATTTGATTTTCGAGTTGCTTAACCAGTTCGGGTGGTACTCCACCTGTGCCTTCAAAAACCTGTTCAGGAATTGGTCCTGGCCCCATGCCACCTTGTGACATCGGGGGCGGGGCCATTTGTTCCCCAGCCTCAGCACCTATGTCGGGTGCCATTGGCTGCTGCTGAATCATGTAACGGTCAGGGTCATTGATCCCAAACCCATAAGACAGCACATGTTTAGCTATTTCCGCAGGATCAACAACGGTGCCGATCAGTGGGGCCATAGCGTTTAATAGTGAAATTGCTTGCTGACGGCGAGCCGTTTCGTTGAACGGTTGCGTAGAGCCGCCTTCTACAGCGAAATCGA